CCCTTAAGTAACGGCGATATCTTAAAGCTCTCTATGTTGCGCAGGTCACAGGAGCGATACGAGACCGATTTACGGAATATAATGCTCGTCATGGATTCACGTTTGCTCGAGCAATATGACCAAATGGTCGCCGAAAACAGGCGAAAGCATAGGGAGCACCAAGCACTCATGGCGAAAAAAAAGAGGCAGAGAGAGAAATTGCAACAGCAGATCGCAGTCGGCCTGCTCACTCTAATTATCGGCGGGGGGATTTGTATAGGCTTGTTCGCCTTGGTGATTAAGGCTTTTGGGTGAGTCTATTGGAAAAAATTCTTTGGACACTCCTAATCAGCGGTATAGCCGGGCCGACGTTTTTGTTTGCCGCTAGTTACTGGTTAAACATCTGATGATCATGGCTTTCTTGCTTGTTGTCGTGGTAGACAACGCGCCCCTCGATGAACGATTTTTTTTTCGCACGGTCGATCGCTGCAATTTTTTCGCACATATGATCGAATCGGGGCAGTATAAAATGGTGCAGGATAATAGAATGTCATCACAACAAAATGTGACCGCATATTGCATCCCGAAGTATGCGCCGCCTAACACGAAGTTCTGGGATTAGAAATGGCACAGAAGCAGCTTGAGCCATATAGCGAGTATAGTAAATTCGATAAAAATAACGACGGTGTGGTGTCGGATGATGAACTGGAACTCTCACGTCAATTAGAGGAGCTCAAGCTCTCAAGCGAAAAGGCAGACGCACAAAGAGGCATGGCTTGGTTCGCGTTGTGGGGCATGTTGCTGTACCCCACGTTGATCGTGGTGTGTAGTTTTATCGGCCTAGACAAAGCCGCGTCGATTCTCTCCGAGATCGCGAGCGTGTATTTTGTGGCCATTAGTGCCCTCGTGGCGGCGTACTTTTCCGCGAGCGCATGGGCAACAAGAGGTAAAAACGGAAAATGAGTATTGTTGCATCTTTGGTCGGCCCCGTAACGGGACTGTTAGATAAGTTCATAGAAGACAAGGATCAGAAAAATCTCCTTGCTCATGAAATCAGTACGCTTGCTGACAAACAAGCCGCGGCGAACGCGCTTGCCCAAATCGAAGTCAACAAGATCGAGGCCAAAGGAAATTGGTTCCAAAGCTCTTGGAGGCCGTTAGTCGGCTGGGTTTGTGCGATAGCTTTTGCTTGGCACTTTGTGATTCAGAGTCTGCTTGTGTTTGCGTTTACTTACGCGGGTGCAGAGGTGCCGGATCTACCTGAGTTCGATATGTCTGCGCTTCTTACCGTTCTGGGTGGCCTCTTAGGGCTTGGCTCGCTCCGCACGTTCGAGAAAACAAGAGGTATCAACAAGTAATGCGAGTGACGAGTAGCGAGGGTGTTGCCCTAATCAAGAAGTTCGAAGGCTGCGAGCTTGAGGCATATCAGTGCTCGGCTGACGTTTGGACGCTCGGCTACGGGCACACATCTGATGTCTCAGAGGGCGACACTTGCACCGCCGAAGAGGCTGAGTCGATGCTTGCCGAAGACCTGCAAGAATTCGAAGGCTATGTGAACGATCTTGTGGATGTGGATCTGACACAAAATCAGTTCGATGCTCTTGTGGCTTGGACATATAATTTAGGGCCAACCAATCTCAAAGATTCGACTCTGCTCAAGCGGTTGAACGAAAGCAATTACGAGGACGCTCCTCACCAAATCAGGCGCTGGAATCGAGCTGGCGGCAAGGTTTTGGATGGCCTCGTGAGGCGCCGAGAGGCGGAAGCTTTGCTCTTTAAGGGTGAGCCTTGGGAAAATGTCTGAACTGTCGCTGAAAGACTTTGACATTCTGTCCGCTCAAGAGCAGCAAGAGGCCGTAGCCCTTTTACAACGATACAAGCAAATAGAAAAGCAAGATGAGTGTCAGGCTGACTTCATCACATTTGTCAAAAGCCAGTGGCCCGATTTTGTTCAGGGGAGGCACCATAAAATTATCGGCGACAAGTTCAACAAAATCGCACAAGGCAAGCTGAAACGGTTGATTGTTTGTCTTCCTCCGCGTCATACCAAGTCAGAGTTCGCAAGTACATTCTTCCCGGCTTGGATGATGGGGTTACGCTCAAACCTAAAAATAATACAAACAACGCACACTGCAGAGCTGGCCGTGAGATTCGGCCGAAGGGTGCGGAACATAATTGACTCAGATGAATATCAAGAAGTTTTCCCCGACCTCAAACTCGAAGCAGACAACAAATCAGCGGGGAGATGGACAACGAATGGCGGCGGCGAAAGTTTCTATGCTGGCGTTGGTGGCGCTATCACTGGCCGTGGTGCCGATCTGTTAATCATTGACGACCCAGTGTCAGAACAAGACGCATTAAGCCCAACGGCCATGGATTCGGTTTATGAGTGGTACACCTCTGGCCCGAGACAGCGATTGCAACCGGGCGGCATCATCGTGATCGTGATGACTAGATGGTCTACAAAAGACTTGGTTGGCAAAGTGCTGAAAAAGCAGGGCGATGATCACGCAGATCAGTGGGATATTGTTGAGTTCCCAGCAATTATGCCCGAGTCGGACGAACCGTTGTGGCCAGAGTATTGGCGAAAAGAGGAGCTGCTTTCTGTAAAAGCTTCGCTGCCGATAGCTAAATGGAATAGCCAATGGATGCAGAACCCTACCGCGGAGGAGGGCTCAATCGTCAAACGCGAGTGGTGGCGCACTTGGGAGCCCGAGGCGGTGCCGCATTACACTTATGTAATCCAAAGCTACGACACCGCGTTCAGCAAAAAAGAAACCGCGGACTACTCCGCCATCACGACATGGGCTGTATTCGATCCAGAGTCCGGTAGTTCAGAACAAATTATTCTGCTCGATGCCAAGCGCGTGCGACTGGACTTTCCCGAGCTCAAAAAGCTGGCATGGGAGGAGTACAAGTATTGGGAACCCGACTGTATTTTGATTGAGGCGAAAGCGAGTGGCACACCGCTGACTCAAGAGCTCAGGCGCATGGGCATACCTGTTACGGCATATACACCATCGCGGGGCCAAGATAAGATCGCTAGAATGAACAGCGTCGCTCCGATTTTCGAGAGCGGTATGGTGTGGGCGCCAGACGCGCCGTTTGCAGAAGAGGTTATCGAAGAGATGGCATCCTTCCCTTACGGCGACCACGACGATTATTGCGACAGTGCGACGATGGCGCTCATGCGGTTTCGACAAGGAGGATTTTTGTCTTTAGAAGATGATTATCCGACTGAGATACGTCCGCTTGAAAGGCAAAGACAGGTTTATTACTAATGGCGATTGAACGAAAAGAGCAGCTTGCAGGCACCGCGGATGATCCAGATGTGATCACTTTGGGCCAAGAGTTCGAGATAATCCCTGAACCGTCTCGGCAAGACCAAATTCGAGAAGCAGCGGAGATTTTGATTACCGAGAGCGAAATCTTGGTTGACGACGAAATCAACGCAGCCCCACCAGCTCCGATGCTCCCTTTCGACGCGAACCTCGTCGAGGACATTGACCGCTCAGAGCTCATGAGTCTGGCGAGCGATGTGCTCTCCTCGATCAAAGCGGACAAAGAAAGCAGGAGTGAGTGGGAGAAGACTTACGTCGATGGCCTGAAATATTTGGGCATGAAGTTCGATGAAAACAGATCCAATCCCTTCCAAGGATCGACGGGCGTCATTCACCCGATCCTTGCGGAGGCAGTGACTCAGTTTCAGGCGAGCGCATATAAAGAAATGCTGCCTGCAAAGGGCCCGGTCAAAACAGAAATCGTCGGCGCTAGAACGCCGGAGGTTGAGGCGCAGGCTGATCGTGTTACTGAGTTTATGAATTTTTACATCATGAACGTGATGCAAGAATACGATCCAGAAATGGATATGCTGTTGTTTTATTTGCCTCTCGCTGGCTCAGCATTCAAGAAAGTCTATTTCGATACAGCTCTGAGCCGTGCCATGTCGAAATTCATCGAGCCTCAGGATCTTATTGTTCCTTACGAGGCGTCAGATTTGACCTCTGCAGAGCGCGTGACTCACGTCTTGTCGATGAGCAAGAACGAAATACGCAAACAACAGCTCAGCGGGTTTTATGCTGACATCGAGCTGAAAGGTGATCAGTACATCGCTGACAAAGACGAAATAGATGAAGAGATAGATTCGATCGAGGGAATGTCTCCCTCTTACAAGGAGAATCGAGACCGCACGGTCTACGAGGTTCACACTATCCTTGATTTGAAAGGGTATGAGGATCTCGATGCGCAAGGTCAGCCAACCGGGTTGAAGCTGCCCTACATCGTTACAGTCGATGAGGCCAGTCAAAAAATCCTGTCGATTAGAAGAAATTATCTCGAGCAAGATCCGCTCAAGCAGAAACTCAATTATTTTGTGCAGTACAAGTTCTTACCCGGTCTAGGGTTTTATGGCTTGGGGTTGAGTCACATGATTGGCAGCTTGGCAAAAGCCAGCACCAGCATTTTGCGCCAATTGATTGACGCAGGAACGCTCGCGAACCTACCGGCTGGGTTCAAGGCACGGGGGATGAGAATCCGAGACGAGGACGAACCTCTACAACCCGGCGAGTTCCGAGATATCGATACCACTGGCGCGTCGCTGCGAGAAAACCTCATACCTTTACCGATCAAAGAACCTTCAAATGTGTTGATGAGTTTGCTGGGCTTGTTGGTAGATTCAGGTAAGCGGTTTGCAAGCATCGCCGACATGAATGTAGGGGATATGAATCAGGCGATGCCAGTGGGAACCACAGTCGCTTTGCTCGAGCGTGGCACGAAGGTTATGAGCGCAATTCACAAGCGCCTTCACTATTCGCAAAGATTAGAGTTCCAATTGCTGGCCAAGGTCTTTGCAGATTATTTGCCCCCCACTTACCCGTATCAAACGGGCACTGGGCCGCAAGAGATAAAGGCCCAAGATTTTGATCAGCGCGTAGACGTAATCCCAGTATCTGATCCCAATATTTTCAGTCAGAGCCAGCGGATCACGATGGCTCAAGAGCTGTTACAGATGGTTCAGTCTAACCCTGAGGTGCATGGCCCTACTGGAGTTTACGAGGCTTACAGGCGCATGTACGCGGCTCTGGGCGTGGATAACGTGGAGTCCTTGTTGCAACCACCGCAGCAACCGCCACCACCGCAACCGATTGATGCAGGCACCGAAAACAGTCAGCTTTTGATGGGCATGCCGGCGCAAGCTTTTCCTCAACAAAATCACCAAGCCCATATCGATGCTCACCGTTCGTTGTTTTTGACCGAGATCGTCAAAACCAATCCGCCGCTGCAGGGCGCGATCATTTCGCACATGATGCAGCACCTGCAGTTCTTAGCGCAGGAGCTCGCACAGGAGAAGGTTCCCCCGGAATTGCAGCAACAGATGCAGCAAATTCAGGCGGCTGCGCAAGCTGGCCAGATGCCGCCTGAGCAAGCTCAGCAAATGATGAGCGAAATGAACATGATGATGGAGCAGTACTCTGCTCCGATTTTGGCGCAGCTCACCACTGAGCTGCTACAGAGTATTGGTCAGGGTGACGCAGAGGATCCGCTTGTTCAAATAAGACAACAAGAATTAGACCTACGCGCCAAGGAGATCGATCTCGATCAACAAAACTTTGAGGCGAAAGAGGCTGCTCGTTCGCAAGAGAAACTACTCGAGGCGGAGATCGCCAGAAATCGTATTGCTGCGTCGCAAGACATCGCCGACGATAAAATGGATTTGGCGCTGCAACGGTTACAGCAGCAGGCCGATCTCAAGCTGCTCGAACTACAGACAAAATTTGGAGGAGTACAATGACCACAAGTTACGTTTTGGAAAGACAGCGTGAGCTGAAGGCTTTGAAAATGGTAGAAAGACAGCTCGAAAAGACCGCCATGGAGAAAGCCATGGACGATGCGATCGCCAAAAAACAAGCTAGTGATTATCGCATCGCAGCCAAAATGGCTAGGATCGAGGGCCGCGAAGCGCCAGCCGCGCCAGAGCCGACCATTATGAAAACGCCAGAGGTCGTAGCGGCCGTGGAAGAGCCGCAAGTCGCTCCCGTCGCTGCGAAAGCCGCGCCGAAGAAAAAAGCAGCCTTGAAGAAAACCCCGAAAAAGAGGAAGTGAGATGCCCCTGAAAAAAGGTAAAAGCCAAAAGGCGATCAGCCAAAACATCAAGACCGAAATGAAAGCCGGGAAACCCCATAAGCAAGCGGTCGCTATTGCGATGAAGACTGCAAAAAACATGAAAGAGGGTGGAGCGGTCGGTCAAATGAAGGTCAAACGGAAGAAAATGCGTGTCCGCGGCACCGGCGCTGCGACGAAGGGTCTTGATTATTACGAGACCGTTTGATGGATGACATTGATCTGGCGCACAAAATTAAGCGCGTTATCGAAGATCGTCGCGGGATGATTCGCGACACGATGATGGATGGTTTGCTAACTAGTATAGAACATTACAAAAGTTTGCAAGGCGAGTTGACTGCGTTAAACTTGGTCGAATCTGAAATTTCGCGATACTTCAA